TTAAACAAAAATAAAATGGAATTACAAGGAATTCAGAACATCTTGAATGATATTCAAGCTAAGCCTTTAGGAACTAAAGCAGTATTTTCAGCAGAAGAAGCTGAAGGAGGATTTAAAATTAGAGTCCTAATGCCTGATCTTAATTATGCATCTAAAGGATATTGGGTACCAAAAAACATTGGCTGGAATGATCTTATTCTCCAAGCTTGGAAAATTCTTAATGATGCAGTAGGTATCTTGATGAAAGAAACCTTTATGGTAGAAGGAGTAGATATTTGGAATTACAAAAAACCATCTCCGAGAGAACTTGTAGATATGAAAAAAGTAAAATAATATGACAGTAAGAGATCTAAGAAACTTAATTAATGAAGTACCTCCAGGCATGAGTAAAGAAGATTTTGATAATCTTCCAGTTATGGTTTTTGATGATGGCTCTTTTGAGTCTGCAAATCCAGAAACTACAGGTGTCATGACTATGGAACCAGATCCAGAATTTGAAACCTTTCAGGGCCAATCTAAAAATGAAGTAGAAATTTTAACAGTTTTCTGTATCACAAATCTTGAACCTGAAAAATTAGATGATGAAGACCTAGACTAATGAAACCTAAAAGCTCTATAAAACAGAATAAATTTAAAATTGATCTAGATCCTTATGGAGCTTTGCTTACAGTTATTTTAACAGATAATGTACCTGAAGCTACTAAAAAATATAATCAAGCTAAAGAAATAGATAATTCAGACTTAGCTGTTTTTATATATGAGGTTCCAGATAATAGAAAGTACTGTATTATATTAGATTATAAAGCTACTCCAGGAGAGATAGCACATGAAGTTAATCATTTAACTACAATGATGCTTACCTCTTGTGGAGTAGATATAATAACTAATGATGAGCCTAACTGTTATTATATAGGACATATAGTAGACAAGATCTGGGATAAATTACAGAAGGTTAATAAGAAGAAGGAATTGGAGGAGAAGGATGATAATAAAAGTCCAAAAGAATGATTTATTTTATACTTGGCTTTCTTGGCTTTCGCCAATTATTCCTTTAACAGAAATAGAAAGAAAAGTATTAGCAGCATATATAACCTTACACTATTTACACAAGGATAGATATTCTAAAGAAGTACTAAATGAACTCTTGATGTCAGAAGACACAAAGAAGATTGTAGCAAAGAAATTAAAAATTAATCACTCTATCTTAAATAAAGTTCTGAAGAAGTTTGAGGAATCTAAGGTTATGTCTAAAGAAGGTCTTAACCCAAGTTTAACTAACTACCCAAGAAACAATAAATTTAAGATTGATGTAGAATTTGAAGTAATCTAATATGGATGAGATTATAAAAGAACTAGCTAAGAAGTATAATATGACTCAAGGAGCTATTAGAGCTATTATAGAATCTCCTTTTAGATTTATAGATAATAACATAGAAAAGAGAACTTGGGAAAATTATAATCTAGATGGTCTAGGCAAGATAGTAGTCAAGAAGAGATTTGGAACTAAAGAAGAATGTGATAAGACCTTTGTAGAGCAACAAGAAGCAAGAAGATTAAAAAATGAAAATAGGAGAAATTCTAGAGGGCTGGAAGAACCTAATGTGGGCCAATCCTCAAGTGGAGAAGATAGCCAAGAGTAGATTAGAGATTTGTGGAGAATGTCCTAAAAGATCTAACTATCCAGGTCCTGTAAATCTAAAAAGCCAATGTACCTTATGTGGATGTTGGATAGAAGCTAAAACAAGAAGTATTAACTCAACCTGTCCTATTGATAAATGGGGAGGAGAAAAAATAGAAGATGAAGGAAACAAAATTTAATCCTAATGATGTAAAGTGCTTATCTAATGCACTTCTAATAGAAGTATTTATTAACAATGAAATTAAAGTAGGAGATAAAGTATTATATAAAACTGATCAAGCAGCATCTCCAGAATGTTATGCTCTTGTTCATTCTTTAGGACCTCAATGTGAGGGTCTTACTAAAGGAGACTATATTCTTCTTAAACCTCTTAGAAAACCTTTATATGAAATCCAAGGAGGTAAGTATACTTTTATTAATATCTTTGATGTAGAGGCTGTAATTCCAAAAGAGTATCTAGAATACTTTAGAGTAAAATCTAGTATGTCACCTAATAACCTAGAAGGATGAAAGAGAAAATAAAAATCTTAGCAAGACTAATTAAAGAAGGTCAGATTACTATAGATGAGTTTGTACTTCTTACAGAACCAGAGATTAAGTATATTCAAGGATATCAGATGCCTTACCAGAATCCGTATAATTATCCTTATACTATAACTACATCTACTGGACTTTTCGGAACCCAAGATAAAAATAGTATCACTTTTGCTTCCCAAGTACCATTATCTGCAACATCTTGTGCATGCAATTCTGACTGTACATGTAGCTCAAAAAACTAATGCAATTATTTACACTTAAAAAAAATCAAGTTTATACTGATCCTAAAGCTCTTTTGATTAAACAGTTTAAAGATGTTTGGGACAAGGATAAATCTAAGGATAAAAAGCTAGCTTCAAAAGAGCTAGCTTATATCTACTTTATCCAAGATTGGGGATCAGCCTATGCTAATTACTCTGAAGATGAAAAACATGATATTCTAAAATTTGATTTAGAACTTCCAGAAGATTGGGAAGTAGATCATGTAGTTAAAGCAGCTCTTAAGAAATATGATGAACTTCAACAGACTCCTAGTATGAAATATGCTAAATCTGTAAATAAGGCTTTCTGGGACATGCTAGCTTATTTTGATAAGATAGACTGGGATGAAAGAGATAATAGAGGACAAGCTGTATATAAGCATTCTGAGGTATCTAAAGTTATGGGAGAGTCAGGAAAGCTTATGGACTCTATCAAGAAGCTAGATGATATGGTAAGAAAAGAAAAATCTGAAGGAAGAATTAAAGGTGGTGAAGAACTAGGATTATTTGAAGATCCTGCAATGGAAATATAATGCTAACTAATACAGATAAATTTAGACAGCCTGCTTTACATTTTGAGGAACATGGAGTATATACTAAGTTTCCAAGGACATCTAGATCATATTATAATTTCTGGAAGCTTGAGAAGAAAAGATGTATAGAAGGATATACTGCTGCAGACGGTAGTTTTATATCTGGGTATTTTTACTTCTATTTAAATTATTGTCCTATTTATATTACTGTTCCTAAGAAAGATGCTAATGGTAATATAATCTTTAATGAAGAGGGACAACAAGCTACAGACAGAATTAAAAAATTTCCTAGCTTTTGGGATGGGGATTATGACTATTTTAACTACTTAGAGAAATGTGAAAAGGGTGGTAAACACGCTTCTGTTCTTAAGACTAGAGGTAGAGGTTATTCTTTTAAAGGAGCTGCTATGTGTAATAGAAACTTCTTTTTATGGCCAGGATCTAAGTCTTATGTTATTGCTGATCAGAAAGCCTTCTTAGGAGGAGAGGATGGTATTCTCTCTAAAGCCTGGGAGCAAATGGGACATATAAATGAACATACAGCCTGGTCTAAGAAAATGCATTATCATAATACTGATATGCATAAGAGAGCTTCTTTTAAAAGTTCAAGAAATGGTGTAGACCAAGAAAAAGGTTATATGTCAGATATCATTGGAGTAACTCTAAAGAATGATCCTAACAGAGCTAGGGGTAAAAGAGGAAAGCTTATTCTATTTGAAGAAGCTGGTAAAATGCCTTCTCTATTACAGGCTTGGCAAATAGCTAGACCCTCTGTAGAGCAGGGTAGAGATACCTTTGGACTTATGGTAGCCTTTGGAACTGGAGGTACAGAAGGTGCAGATTTTGATGGTCTATCAGAACTCTTTGATAATCCTAGAGGATATAATATCCTTCCTGTAGATAATATTTGGGATAAGAATCTAGAAGGAACTCAGTGTGGCTTTTTTATGCCTGAGTATATGAACCTAGAAGGGTTCTATGATAAAGATGGTAATTCTGATATTCCTAAAGCTTTAGTTGCAATAGAGCAGGATAGAAAGATTATCCGAGATTTTACTAAAGATAAGAATGCTTATAAGAGATCTGTAGCAGAAAAGCCTATAAATACTATAGAGGCTAGGATGAAGTTAAGTGGGAATATATTTCCTACTGTAGATCTTCTAGGAGTTCTAGCTAAGTTAGAATCTGATCCTAATTATGAAACTACTATCATGAAAGGTAGTTTTGAAATTAATCCTGCTGGAGAAATAGATTTTAAAGAAGATCCTAATGCAAGAGCTATCTATAACTTCCCTACTAAGAAGGAAGATGATAATGATGCTCCAGCAGTACTTTTTGCTCCTCCTATAAGAATGGCTGATGGTACAGTACCTAATGGCCTTTATATAGCTGGAATAGATCCTTATGATCATGATCAAGCTAGTACTAATTCTCTAGGAAGTACTATAATCATGAATAAGCTTACTAATGAAATAGTAGCTGAATATACTGCAAGACCTAATACAGCTAAAGAATACTATGAGCAAGTAAGAAGAATGCTTCTTTTTTATAATGCTAGAGCTCTTTTTGAAAATGAGAGGAAAGGTATTCTAGATTATTTTGATCTTAAGAAGTGTACTTATCTTCTATGTGAAGAACCTACTCTAGTAAGAAATATAATTAAAGCTAGTAATAATCATAGACCTCTAGGACTTAAGATGTCAGAACAAGTTAAAAGATGGGGAGAAGGTCAAATATCTTCTTGGCTTCAAGAGCTTCATGATACAGACTCTTTTAAATTAAACCTTCATAAAATTAGAAGTATTCCTCTTCTTAAGGAGCTAGCAGCTTATGATCCAGATCCTAAGAAAAACTATGACAGGGTCATGGCTCTTATGTGTCTCTTATATCAAGCTAGAGAAGAAGTTTTGTATATTCCTACTATAGATGATAAGCCTAAATTTATACCTTTTCACAAAAGAGGTATGTTTGGAAGAGGATTTCAAAGACCCCCTATGGCTAATCCTAAATAACATAGCTATAAAAACTACAAATTATTTTAAACCTTTTTAACTAATTTACAATTTTAAATGTAATTTTGTAAATTGCCCTATTTATAAATGGAAACATCAGATCTTAAAGATTATAGTTTATCCCAAATGCCTCTTCAGAAATTAGCTTATTCAGCTAAAGATAAGAAGTGGAGAGAGGATTGTGTAAATGCTGTAATAGGCATCTCTTATAATTATGGTAGATCTAGAAGATCTCCATCTTACATCAAGAAAAGAAACTATGATCTTTATAACAATAAGATTAATAGAGCAGATTTTGATACTACTTTAAATCCTTTTAATTTAGGAGCTGATCAACTTAAGGAATTTAATTTTCCAGCAACTCTTCAGCCTTATGATGTTATTAGTAGATATTTTAATCTTCTTCTTGGAGAAGAATCTAAAAGAGTTTTTAATCCAATAGTTAGGGCTATTAACCAGGATGCTCTTTCAGAAAAACAAAGTGCTAAGAAAGATGAGATATTAAGTATTCTCCAGCAACACTTAACTGCTAATATTGATCCTTCTCAAGTAGATCCTAATAATCCTCCTCCTCCACCTGAAGAGCTTTTAAAATACCAGAATTATACTCCTCAGATGATGAGAGAGTCAGTAGCTGATAAACTTCTTCAATATGGTATTAAGAAAGAAGAACTTCCAAGAAAATTTAATGATTGCTTTAAAGATGCCTTACTTGCTGGAGAAGAGATAGTAAGTGTAGAAAAAATAGGTAATGGAGTAGATATAAGAAGAGTTAATCCTTTAGAGATTTTCTTTGTTCTTAACAATAATCAAGATACTATAGATACTGCAGAAAAGATTTATGAGAGAAGATATATGAATGTATCTGAAATTATAGATTCTTATTATGAGTATTTAACAGAAGATCAAATACATGAATTAGAGACTGTACAATCAGGAGGATTTCCTACTACTCTTTTTGGACCTCCTATTATGAATATTGGAGAAGTAGATAGTATTTATACTTTTGAAGATCAATATGGTCAAAGAGGATTACCTGTACATAGTGTAAGATGGAAATCTAAGAGAAAAATGGGTATTCATCATTTTACAGATGAAACTGGGGTAGATCAAGAAGAAGTAATAGAAGAAACTTTTAAGATTAATAAACAAGATCCTACAGCTTGGATAGAATGGTTTTGGATAAATGAATATTGGGAAGGGGTAAGAATAGGAACTGATCTTTATTTAGATAGTCTTATTAGACCTAGAAAACAACAATTTAGAACTATAGATAATTTATCAGAATGTAAGTCTGGATATATAGGAACAGTCTTTTCTTGTACTAATGCTCAATCAGTTTCTCTTATGGATAGACTAGTACCTTGGGTATATATGTATTTAATAGTTTGGTATAGGACAGAATTAGTTCTTGCTAAGAATATTGGTAAATTAGCTCTTATAGATATTTCTTTAATACCTGATGGCTGGGATCCTGAAAAATGGATGCACTATGGACAAATTATGGGTATTGGCTTTGTAAACTCTCTTAATGAAAGTAATAGATCTCAAGGATTACCTGGAGGAGTAAACATGAGTGCTCAGAATAGATATTTAGATCTTGAGACTTCTCAAGCTATTGTACAGTACTTAGGACTTCTTCAGCATATAGATGAAAGAATTCAGGCTACTGCAGGCATTACAGCCCAGAGATTAGGAGCTATTTCTTCAGAAGAGTTAGTAGGTAATACACAAAGATCTGTAACTCAAAGTTCTCATATTACTGAGCCTTATTTTTATATACATGAGCTTTTTAAGCTTAGAGTATGTGAAGCTATGATAGAAGTTCAAAAAGAATGCCTAGAAGGCAAGAAAATGAATTATCAGCATATTACTGATGACTTAGGAGAAATCTTATTTGAGGTAGATGGTGATGATCTTAATAATGCAGATTATGGAGTTTTTGTAACTAATACTTCTAAAGATCAAGCTACTCTAGAAACTGCTAAACAGCTTTTACAAGCAGCTCTTCAAAATGATAAACTTATGTTATCAGATGCAGTTTCTGTACTTAATAGTACTTCTGTAGCAGATATTACAGCTAAGCTTAAGAGATCAGAACAAGAATTCTTATCTAGACAAGAACAAGGTCAGAAAGATCAGATAGCTCAGCAACAGCAAGCTGCAGAAATGCAAGCTCAGATGCAAAAAGAGGCTCTAGATAGGGATGACTATAATAAAGAACAAGATAGACAAACTAAGATCCAGGTAGCTGAAATTGGAGCTTTATCCTTTAATGAAGATAAGGATATGGATAATGATGGTACTCCAGATGTTATAGAAGCTGCTAAATTAGCTTTAGAAGAAAGAAAGCATGCTACTCAAGTAGCTTTAGATAAAGAAAAACTTAAGCTAGAAGATAAGAAACTTATAGCTGATGCCAATAAATCTAAACAAGATGCTGAAATGAAAAAGAAAGAACTTGAAGCTAAAGAAAGGATAGAAAGGTACAAAGTTGCTCATAAGCCAAAGCCAGCTTCTCCTAAAAAGAAGAAGTAATGTCCTGATTTTGAGTACCTTGAAAAATTAATTAAGCTATAAAAAACTTAAACAAATATCAGGATTTTATAGTATTTTCTAAAATATAAAGTATATTTGCGTAAATTAAAAGAAAGAAGACAGTATGCCAGGGTTGGAATTTGATTTTGACAAATTAAATAGTCTAATGCCTCCTATTAATATTCCTGTAAGTGAACAGGATTTTATTGGAGAAGAAGGACTAGAAGAGGCTGCAGAAAATGCAGTTAATGAAGTAGAAAGTCTAGAAGACTTTAATAAGCCTGCTAAAACTACAGAAGAGGGAACTCCAGCTGTAGAAGCAGTAGAAGAAGTAAAAAGTACAGAAGAAGAGTCAGAAGTTTCAGTTATTCAAGCTATTGCTGAATATAGTAGATCTAAAGGCCTTATAGATTATAAAGATGAAGATTTTGAAGAATCAGAAGATTTTTTAGAATCAAGATTAGTAGAAAAGTCTAAGACTTATGCAGAAGAGTGGAAGAACTCTTTGCCTGAGGTAGTTAAAGAGATTATCAATAACTATGAAGAAGGTATTCCTTTAGATGAGCTTATTTACTCAAAATCTAGAGAAATAGAATATTCTAATATTGATGAGAGAGAACTTGAGACTAAAGAAGAACTACAAAAGAAGTTAATTTCTGATTGGCTTTATAATCAAGATTATACAGAAGATGAAGTTAAAGCTAAGCTTAAGAAATATGAAAGTGCTTTAATTCTTGAAGATGAAGCTAAAATGGCTCTTAAGAAACTTAAGGTCTATGAAGTTAAATATCAAGAGCAACTTAAAGCTCAAATTGAAGATCAAAAAGAGAAGTCTAAAAAAGAGTTTGAAGAAAGGGTAAAAGCTATTGAAAAAGATATTATGTCTTCTGAAGAAATTATCAAAGGTATCAAGGCTCCTAAAGAGGTCAGGAAACAAGTATTTGAAGCTTATACTAAAATGGATTCAAAAGGTCAGACTGCTTTAACTAAGGCTATTGCTAATGATCCTCAAGCTTGGTATAAAATTACTCAATTTATGGTCCTTATGAAAGGGGATCTTAGTTCAGTAGAAAAAAGTATTAATACTAAAGTCACTAATAACCTAAAAGAAACTGTTAATTCTTATACAGAGACTCCAGGTTTAAATAAGCTTACTTCTAAAGAAGCTATGAGTGCAATGAGAAAAGCAGTTAATCTACATAAGAAAAATAAATAAACAATTTAAATTTAACTATAAAAAATGGCAAATCAAGCAATTAATGCATTGCAGGTATCATATGCTAAGAGCTGGGCAGGTTTAACTACTGAGAACCACCTTTATGCAATTTACCAAAATGAACCTCAATTGGCTTCAGATATTGTAACTGAAGTATTTAACAAAATGGGTCATTCAGGTCTAGACAATTTCTTGTCTAAGTTTCCTACTAAAATTATGGAAACAGATGCTGAATATGAATGGTGGTTAAAAGGAGATGATAGAAAAGCTATCAAGATCGTAGGCTACAATGCTGCAGGATCTACTTCTGAAACTAGACCAGGTCTTAACAGAGCTATCTTCCAACTTACTGTTGAAGAAAGATGGTTTGCTCAATCTGATATTCTTCAGTTTGATGATAAAGAATATACTGTACGTGTAGTATCTGAAGGTTATGCAGATGGTACTAACTGGGTATATGATGTTCAGACTACTAATCCTGTAAACAATTCTTTTATCCCTGTAGAAATGCTTACAGCTGGAAGAAAAGTTTCAAGATTCTTCAACGCTGTTACTAATACTCTAAATGATGAGTATACTACTACTCAATTCACTTCTCAATTTAAAATGAGAAATGTGTTCAGTACTTTATCTAAAGAACAAGTAGTGCCTGGTAACATGCATGAAAGACCTCTTTTGATTAAGATGACAGCAGAAGGTAAAACTTTTACTACTTGGACAAGATGGCAAGATATTGCTACTGATTTTCAATGGAAGAAAGAAAAGGCTAATAACCTAATGTTTTCTAAAATTAATCAGATGGCAGATGGTACTTTTGCTAATAAGGCTAGAAATGGTTTCCCTGTAAAAATGGGAGCTGGTTTACGTCAGCAAATTTCTCCTTCTTATAAATTCTACTTTAATACTCTTACTTTAGATTATCTATTTGAAGTAGCTTTTAACTTGAGTATTAATATCCTTCCTGAAGATCAAAGAGAATTCTTGATCCTTACTGGAGAAAGAGGAATGATTGATTTTCATAAATTGATTGAGGATAAAGTTCACGTATTCCAACCTTTGGATTCTAAAAGAGTATTTGGCTCAGGTCAGAATCTAGGATTTGGAGGTCAGTACAGAGAATATAGAGGTCCTCAAGGTATCAAATATACTATTGCACATATGCCAGAGTATGATGATCCTATTGATAATAGACTAGAACACCCAGAAGGAGGTCCAGCAGAATCTCGAAGAATGACTATCTTTAATATTGGAACTACTGATGGTAATCCAAATGTTCAGAAAGTTATGCCTAAAGGCTCTGAGAAAAAATGGTATATTCCAGGTGGTGTTAATCCTCTTACAGGTCCACAAAGTGGAGGTATGGGAGCATCTAAAGTAGATGGATATAGTATTCATTATATGTGTTCTCAAGGAATTATGCTTAGAAATCCACTTTCTGCAGCAGAGTTAATTCCAAATATTTCTTATTAATCTTAATGGAGGGTCATGTAAAAGTGGCCCTCCTTTTATAAAACTAAATTAAAAGTACTATGAGTGAAGGAAAAGTAAATCAGAAGGAGAAAAGTACAGAAGTAAATCAGACAGCTATGAGTAAAATCAGAGGTGTCTATCATTTGAAGCCTGTTAGAAAAACATGGCTTTCTACACTAGATGAAAAACATGATGGAGCTATAATGTTGTCAAAAACATTTTCTAGCCTTTGTCCAGATATAGATTATTCAACAGGTATTATTAAGACAGGATTAACTCCTGAATTAGAAACAGAATTAGAGATTGCAATGAATCTAGCTAAAGGAACTTTATCTCCATATAATAAAGCTTTTTGGTCAGATTTTAAAAGAGTAAATACAAGAGTTCCTAAAGAAGGATTAGTAATTGATTGTGATAGATCAGCAACAGATAAATTAAGATATTGTTATCTTAAGGTTTCCTCTAAAGTAGCTACAAGTATGGCAGATGTAACTGAAAATGGAACTTATGATTTTGTTCTTATGTCAGCTAGTACTGAAGCTAAACAGACAAGTTCTAAATTTGCTGTTAAACAAAAAGCATTTAAGATCCTTGGGGATATGAGCATAGATGATCAAATAGACTTCTTGCTAGTATATAAACAAGGTAAATATAAAGTAAGTAAAGGAGCTACAGCAGAGTTTATCTCTGAAGGTATGGCTACTGTAATTGAAGAAAATCCATCAGAATTTGTAGAGCTTATGGAAAACCCAAGCTTTAAAGATTTTGTTTTCTTAAGAAAATGTATTGTAGCAGGACTTTTAAGAATGAAAGGTGCAACATATATTACTCTAGGAGGAGATATTGTAGGAAATTCTTTTGAAGAAGCAATCTTTAACTTACAAAAACCAGAATTTAATTCAGTTAAAGTTAGTCTTTTGGCTAAACTAGAAAATAAATAATATGCTCGTTCAGGAAATGCACTTACAATTTAAGCTAGCTATTGACAAGATAGACAGTCTAAATAATCCAGATCTTCTTCCTGAAGAAATAGATGTATATCTATCTGATGCTCAAGAACAGTTTATAGTCCAAAGAGCTTATGGTAATAATCAAAAAAGAGAAACTTTAGAAGAAACTCAAAAGAGAGTTAAAGATCTTCAAAGCTTAACTAAGAATGCTGAAATAATACCTTTAGCTTCTGCTCCAGAAAATAAACCAAACGGAGTTTTTGTAGAATTACCTCTAGATTATAGATATGCTATCAATGAGGAAGTTGAAATAAATTTTACAGATTGTAATAATACTTCTATTACAGCTAGATTAAATAAAGTTATAGCTCTAACTCATGATAAATATAATGATACTATAGATAATCCTTTTGCTAAACCTAGTACAAGTAAAGTTTACAGATTACCTTTTGGAAGGTTTAATTCTAGAGAACATTTTGAATTAATATCTAGTACAGGAGTAAATATTACTAAGTATTATTTAAGATATCTTAAAAATCCAGAAAAAATCAATAAAGCTCAAAGAATCATACCACCTGCAGTTACTCCTTATGGATTATCAGGAACAGCTGAAGGAGATTTATCTGATGAATCTTATAGAGAAATTATTAGGATAGCAGTAAGAAATGCAGCAGGAGATTTAGAAGATCCTAATGTACAAGAAAAACTACAAAGACTAAATGAACAAGATTAATAACTAAAAATATAAAAATAAAATGGCAAATCCGCTAAATAGAATAATTACTACCAGTATTGGTAGAGGAGCACAACTAGAACCAGGAGTAGGTGCTAATCAATATGTAAGAGCTTCAGATTTTAATCCTGTAGCAGATTACTTAAATGCAAGAGCTTCAGGTAATACTGTAACAGGAACTGCTGGAAACTCTGCTACTATTAACTCTTCTGTAGGAGAATTAACAACAGCTACTCTAACTACAGCTTCTGGAAGTACTCAAGCTATTACTATTACTAATTCTAATGTAGTTGCTGCATCAGTAGTTCTAGTGCAAGTAGCTGCTTATTCAGGAACTCTAGCAACAAATGGTTATCCTATTGTAACTAAAGTAGTACCAGCAGCAGGAAGCTTTGTAGTAAGTATTACAAATACTCATGGCTCAAATGCTTTAAATGGTACAGTGAAGCTAAGATTTCTAGTATTCTAATCTAACTTAATAAATAATTTCTAACAAATTAACTTAAAATAAACATGTCAACACTAACACAAAAAAACATTACTACTGTGATGGTAGCTAAAGATGCAGCAGGTACTGCTATTGCTTCTATTCCTTCTAATGATGTTTTAGGTACAATGGCTGATGGCCAAGTAATCGCTGTAGGAGTTCCTGCAGGAGGAGGTTCAGAAATCGTAATTCCAGCATCAAGTGCTGCAGGATCTTTTGAATCTATTAGATTAGTAGAATCTCAAGGAGGTATTCTAATCTATAGTCCAAAAATTAAAGTTTCTAACATTGTTCATGCAGGAGTAAAAGCTTATACAGCTCCTACAGAACAGACTTATGTTCTAGGATTTGATGGTACTTCAGGAAATCTTGATGTAACTCAAAGTAATGAATTCATTATGAATATTGTTTATGACTATGATGATATGATGTGGTCAGAACAAAAACTTAGAAATGCTTATAATTACTATTCAACATCTCCTACTCTTCAAGGTCTAGCTACCTCTATGGTAACTCAAATTAACCTTAAAGAAAAAATGAGTACTCTTAATGGTACAGGTGCTGTAGTATCAGCAACTATGTTGACTAATGGTACATTCTCAGCTTCTTCTGGAGGTGTCTTTACTGTAGCTAATGGTAGTTCTACTATTACAACTGTAGAATCTGCAGGTGCAGCAGCAGATGCTGGTAAATATGCAGCAGATGCTAGCTCTATGGCAGTAGGAGATCTTATCAGAATTGGAGGTACAGGTGCCACTTCTCCAGTTTATGTAATTACAGCAGTTTCAGGAATTGGAACAGCAGCAGCAACTATTACTCTGAATACTCCTTATCAAGGAACTACAGGTACAGTATCTGCAGCTAATACTGGAATTATAACTACTGGAGCTACTAGCTTTGGTATTAAAGTTGTAGGTCAACCTTTAACATGGGTTAAAGACTTCTTCAAATATAACAAAGTAAAATTCCATTTTGAAGTAAAAGGTTTTGGAGCTAGTACTAATAACAAACTTTGTGCTATTTGTGCAGAGTCTTCTAAAGGTGTAGGTTCAGGATATGAAGTAGCAGAATACGAATCTTTTGCAGCAGGTAATGAAGGAGCACTTAACAGAACTATGATCCCTTTCCCAACAGGAAGAACATATGCTGTAAGTACTACTACTTATGACACAATAGCAATTGAATCTAATGATCTAGAAAACTACTCTCCTATTGTAGGAACAGTAGCTATGAGAGAATTAGCTTTAGTTTTTATTCCTGTCTCTGCAGCTATCAGAACTAAATTGAAATCTCAGTTGGATACCCTTTTAGGAGTATCACTGTAATAATTAAATTTTAAATTTAATATAATGGCAGATGGTGGAAATCACTGTCTGCCATTTTTTATTCAATAAACATGCTAATATTAAAAACAAAGATTACTACAAATGATGCTAATACTAGCTTTTATTTTAGTGATGTAACTCCTTTATATAATGCAGTTTCTGATGCTGGAGGGTATGATTTAACAGGTGCTGTTAATTTAGATCCTGCTGATATAGATCAAACTAGATTATTTTTAGATGTTACTCTACCTGATAATTCAGTAGTCTCTTTTACAATTCCTAATACTACTTTTAATGAAGCTAATATTGGAATTATAGGACTTTTAACTTTTGAAATTTTAGCTACTGATTTAGGCTTTACAACTACTTTACAAGATGGTATTTATAAATTTTCTTATAAAATCTATTCTGAAGATGGATCTCAGACTTATTCTGCAGCATGTTATATAGCAGTAAGTTTTGAAATTTGCTGTTGTTTAGAGCAAAAGCTAGCTACTTTAAGTACATGTCCTACTTGTCCAGGAAATTCTAAGAAGATCTCAGATCTTTGGAATGCTTGGATGTTACAGTCTAAAATTAATCATTTAGTAGCCTGCCACAATAATACAGGAGCTAATGAGATTTTTGACTATCTGAATACTTATTGTGATATTAGAAATTGTGATTCTTGTTAATTTAAAAAACTTTATAATATGTGTACAGGTGCTAACTGTAATGATACTTTACAAGTAAATATACCCACTGCTATTCCAGGAGCAGATGGTGCTTCAGCTTATGTTTATATAGCTTCAGCTGATACTAATACTGGATCTAATTTTACTTATCCTCAAGATGAAACTCAGCCATATATTGCTGTTCTAAATACTACTTCTCCAATAACATCTCCTGCAGTAGGAAACTTTACAGGACTCTGGAGAAAAGTAAATGGTACTAATGGTACTAATGGAACTCCAGGAACTAATGGTGCAGATGGAGTTTCAAGTGGACTTCCATATAATTTCTTAAATTATGCTTTAACAGGAAATCCTGCAAGTGGTAACTTATCTCTTTCTGGGGCCAATGCTAGCACTACAAATACTATTAGTATTAGTTATACTACTCAAGTAGGAGGAAATATTCAAGCTTTACTTGCAGCTTTAAATTCAAGTGCAAGTTCGATAAAAGGATTTGTTAAATTAACTAAAAAAGGAGACGAAACTAAATTTATAGTTTTTTCTTTAAACAGATCTACAGATACTGGAGTTTATTATACTTTAGATGTAAACTATTTAGCTTCGTCTAATGGTTCTATAGCTGGACCATTTACTGCAGGAGATGACCTTTATGTAGAATTCTACTTAACAGGTGATAAAGGTGACAAAGGAGACCCAGGAGCTACTGGTTCTTTCTTTATAGGAACTAAAGCTGGAGGAACTCAAAGTTATCCAGCTACAGCTACTCAAGGAGGAGCTTATAGATTTACAGGAAATGGAACTATCTCTGATAATGGAGCAGGAGTCTTAAATGTAAAAAGATTTTTTGAACATGATGTTCTTTATTGTATTGCAGATTCAACAGTTTCTGATGGTACTAAATGGTTTATCTGGACAGGCTTTCCTAGAGGATTTTTCCCAGGAGCAGGAACAGATGCTTTTGTACAAAATACATTAGCACCAGGAGTTGCTACAGGCCCTAGTGCAGTCTGTTTTAATAATAATGGTACAGCAAATGGGGCTAA